AACCGAGGATAAGATCGACTTGAAGGTTAAACATCAAGGTATCGGACAATTCTCTGATTATTTTGAACAAAATCCAGAAATTACTAAGTGGATTGTAAATAAGTTAAAAGATACGATTGGATAATATTTATGAGATTTTATACTCTAAGCGGAAAACTTGTTAATAAAAATTTAAATAAGTTTCTTATAAAATGGGATGGGAAATGTCGTTCTATTATTCAATTTAAAGTTAAACAATTTCTGAAACCATATTGGAGCGGAATGATTATCATGGAGGAAATGCCTTGCGCTGGAACTCTTTTACATGTAGATTTAGTAAATTTAACTCTTAAAATCGCCATTGAAACGAACGGGAAACAACACTCTGCCTTCAATCCCTTCTTCCATAACAACGACCCAAACAGATATTTAAAAGGTTACAAAAATGATGTAAAGAAATCTGAATGGTTGGCAAAAAATGATTTTAAATTAATTGAAATTAACGAAGACGAAATAGATTTATTGTCCAAAGAGTTTTTTAAGAATAAATTTGATATATTACTATAATAAATTATTGAACAATAATAAAGAGTGTAATATATGAATATGGAAGATAAAGATAATTCTATAAACGAAGGGCGAATTCCAATCAGCGAATTAAATAGGCTGAATGAATTTTGCGCGGGGGGGTTTGTACTTTTTTTTATTAATAATGAAACGGGACAACCTGAGTATGCAAGTACTTTTGATAGTCCAGTCTGCGCCATAGCATTAACCAAATTTATGTCTGACTACTGTAAGGCTATAAACGATATTACCTTGGAGTCTACCAAAGAACAAATAATTGCCAACAATGTAGATGATGACGAAGAAGAAGATTAAATCCTTGACTTTTATCTAAAATCCATATAGTATATGGTATGTCTTTAGTTTCTTTACAGCTTGAACGTCATACACTCAATGGAATAATTAATAATCCTAGTGTTTTCCCAGAAGTAGAACGATTTTTAAGTGAAAACTGTTTTACCAGTAAAGTTCATTCTGTTATTTTTTCTTGTATAAAGTCACTTCTTCTTGACAATAAACAGTTAGATAAGGTTTTAATCGCCCAATCTATAAAAAATTTAGGAATTAGCTTTGCTGAAGATCTGGACATTTTTTCGTATGTCGAGTCAATTTGCTTTTCCCCTATCACACTAGAGGCGACAATAGAAGCCAGTAAGGAATTAATAAAATTAAAAGTTCTTAGAGACTTAGAAGAAACTTGCCATAAAATAGAAAATCATGTTAATAAATCTGCTAATCAAGACTTGACCAAAACTATTCTTGAAGTTGATGCCTTGTATGGCGAAAATATAAATCAACTAGATAATTCTTCTAAACCAGAAAATCTTTATGATGGTTTATTAGAAATGATTGAGGAGAGAGGTAATAATCCAATTGATGATATTGGACTAATTACTCCATTTAAGGAATATAATCGTTTGTATGGTGGTTTACGTGGCGGAAATATATACGCTATAGCCTCACGCCCTAAACAAGGTAAAACAACAATGCTTTCTTATTGGGCTTCTAAAATGGGTGAGATACATAATATACCAATACTTTTTTTAGACACAGAGATGAGTTCTGAGGAACAGAGATTCAGAACGGCGTCAAGTGTTAGTGGTGTTCCTACTTGGTTTCTTGAGACAGGAAACTGGAGGAAGAACGAAGAATATGTTTACAAGGTAAGAACAACACTTAAATTTTTCAAAAATAAAGTTTTTCATTATTATGTAGGTAATAAACCAGTTGATGAAGTATGCTCAATTATTAGAAGATGGCATTTATCTAATGTAGGAAGAGGTGGAAAATGCATTGTTGTTTATGATTATCTAAAACTAACTGGCGAAAAACTATCTGGATTTCACCAAGAGCATCATGCTATTGGCGAAAAAGTAGATAAATTTAGATCTCTTTCTGTTGAATTAGATTTTCCTTTTTTGACAGCAATACAATTGAATAGGTCGGGAGAAAATAGAGGCAAACAATCAAGTGATATTACTGATGATGGGTCGGCTGTCGCAACTTCAGATCGCCTACAATGGTTCACGAGTTACCTAGGCATCTTCCGTAGAAGAACAGAAGATGAAATGTTGTTAGATACATTAGAAAGTGGAAGTCATAAATTAATAGAAATTGCTACGCGTTTCCAAGGGCGTGATGCACAGGGACATATTGATTTTATTAAGCGGACGTTCCCCGATGGAAAAACTAGATATTTACCTAATTTTCTTAATTTTAATGTTAGTAATTTTTCTGTAGAGGAGCGGGGTTCGTTGAAAGACTGTATTATTCGCCAGAATTCTTCTTTTAAAGCCGTTGATAAAGAGAAAAAAGGAGATATTATCTTAGAATAATGAATGACATCAAAACCATATTAGAAAAAATTGGTTATACTTCACTTAAACAAATGGGTGATAATTGGAGCACGCGTCCGTTGTACCGTGAGTCTAATAATGATTTTGCCTTATCAATAAAATGCGACTCAGGAATTTATTATGACTTTGTGGAAAGAAGAGGAGGTTCTTTTACTGAATTAGTACAAAGAAGTCTAAAACTTCTTACACATCAAGATGCAGAGAAGATTCTCAAAGACAATAACTTTGAAGACTCCGAAATTAAATCCAATCACTATGAACAACATATTACAATGCAAAAAGTTTTTTCAAAAGATATGCTTTTGAAGTTAATCCATGATAACTCTTATTGGAACAAAAGAGGCATCTCAAATGAGACCTTGGACATTTTTCAAGGGGGAATAACGTGGAATGGACGAATGACTGGCCGATATGTATTTCCGATCATAAATGAAAAATGGGAACTTGTTGGGTTCTCAGGAAGAAGACTAAACAATGACGAAAAATACCCTAAATGGCTTTTAATAGGAAAGAAGAAAGAATGGGTATATCCCATGCAATCTTATCAATATATTAAAGAAAAAAAACAGGTTGTGCTTGTGGAATCAATTGGTGACTTTTTGGCGCTTTATACAGTGGGCATTAAAAATGTTTTGGTATTATTTGGCGTAAGTTTGAGTGCCGCCGTGATTGCATTTTTACTTAAACATGATGTTGCAAAAATTAATATCTGTCTTAATAATGATGAAGAAAAGAATTCAGTCGGAAATAACGCCGCGAAAGATATAAAAAAAGAATTACAATCTTATTTTGATGAAAGTCAGTTGAATATAATTAATTTGCCCTATAAAGATATTAATGACTGGCTTCTCGCCGATAAAGATGGATTAGAGAAGTTTTGTAAGGAAAATTTATGAATTATAAAGATTGTCATCGGTTTTTTGCCATTTACATGATCATTAACTTAGTTAATGGTAAAATCTATATTGGAAAGGCAAATAATTTAAGAAGAAGAATTCAGTCCCATTTATGTCGCTGTAGGAAAATGCAGATTATTGATAATGCTATAAAAAAATATGGGGCAGAAAATTTTACCCTTTTGGTTTTAGCAGAATTTGAACAAGTTAATAATTTAGAACTATTAGCTTTAGAAACCGCGTTTATTGAATATTTTAACTCCACTAATCCTAAAGTTGGATACAATATATGTTTATTTTCTAATGATACAACTGGTGTGAAGGTATCGGAAGAAACCAAAAGAAAAATGTCCGATAAACGAAAGGGAAGAGTTGGACCGTTTTTGGGAAAACATCATTCCGAAGAATCTAAGAAGAAAACTTCTGAAAAATTATTAGGTAGTAAAAAACCATTTGGACACGCAATGGGAAATAAAAATCCAAATTTTGGAAAATATGGTGAAAATAGCCCTAATAGAAAATCCGTTCAACAAATTAATAAAAATACAGGAAAAATTATAAAAACATGGCCCTCTATAATAGATGCGTGTAGAACCTTAAATCTCGATAACGGCGGAATAGTTATGGTCTTAAAAGGGAAGAATAAATCTTGTGGTAATTTTCAATGGAAATATTTATGAAACAAAACGAAGAACAAAAAAAAGAACATACTCCTCTTTCAGCATCGCGTATTCGTGTTTTTGAAAACTGTAGTTACATCTATTATTCTAACTATATTTTAAAAGCACCTCAATCCTCTAATGATGGCGCAAGTAAGGGGTCGATTTGCCATGAGGCTTTTGAATTTTTGCTGGAACACAAAAACAAACCAGAATATGATAAAATCATTGCCGCTAATTCTATTTCTGCGTCTGAATTTATCCTCAAACAGGTTCAGGATTCTATTGCGAAACTTAAATTACCATTAGACTCTTTTAATCATATCGAAAAAATGATCCTAACGGGTTTAAAGCATGACTTCTTTGTTAAAGGTAGTAAATTGGTTGGGATAGAATATGCTTTTGATTATGTGAACGAAGACCCTCCATTTCGGCTCAAGGGCTTTCTTGATAAAATCCATAAAAATGGCAAAAATATTCTCATTCACGATTACAAAAGCTCGAAAAAAAAGTATGAGGGAGAGGAGGCCTCGGCGAATATTCAGGCGTTCTCATACGCTTTAATTGCCACGAAACTTTGGCCAAAACTAAAACCTATTGTAAAGTTTATCTTTCTTCAATTTCCCGAAGACCCAATTGTGGAAACACTGATTAACGAAAATGTTTTAAAAGGCTTTGAAGCTTATCTTGCTTATATCCAAGAAAAGATAAATAATTTTAGTGAGGCGGACGCAACTGGAAATATGGCTGCCGACAAAAGTTACGGAACAAATACCTTTACTGGAAAACTGATTTGTGGGATGGGGAAATACCCAAACCAACTGAAAAAGGACGGGTCAAAAATGTATGCCTGTCCTTATCGCTGGGCATACGACTATTTTGTAATTGTAAAGGATGGCATTGTAATTAAAACTTCATTAAATAAAGAAGATTTAGTGGCTAAAGACGGCGAAACCATTGAAATTAAACACTTCGATGGCTGCCCCCGCTGGAGAAACCCACTATCAGGATTTGAGGCGAAACCAGTTAAAATAGATAATGGAGATTTGTTTGATTTTTGAGTTTGTTCTTGACATTTTGTTAAAGTTGTCCTAATATTCTCTTATGTTAAGAGCAATTAAGTTTCGTGTGTGGGATAAATTAGCAAAAGTGTATATTCTCCCAGATGTGGGATACCAAGGACATTATATTATGTCTTTAAATGGCCAGTTTCATAATCTCCAAAATGGTTCTGGTGGAGATGAATATATTGTTCAACAATTCACAGGATTAAATGACAAAGATGGCAAGGAAATCTATGCAGGAGATGTTTTATATTTTGATAATAAAACTATGCAAGCAACTTTAAAAGTTAAAGAAAACCAAGATCATAATGGTTATGGATTTATTTGTTATGGAAAAAATGAGAATGATTTATGGGAATTCCCATACTATAAGGATATAAAGATTATTGGTAATATTTTCGACAATCCAGAATTAGTAATTGACAAACAGTAAAATTTATAGTATTCTTATCTTATGTCAATTTTGCCCTGCTTTAAAAGTCATTATAGCCTCGGAAAATCAATTTTAACACTTGATAAACCAAAGGACAACTTAGATATTTACCCATTATCTATCTTTTCTATTGCGAAATTTCACAAATTAAATACCATTTGTCTGATTGAGGATAGTATTTCGGGCCTCTTGGAGGCAAGCAAGAACGCAAAAGATAATAATATTAAACTTCTTTTTGGTCTTCGCCTGTCTGTAACCGATGACGTTACAGTAAAAAACGACGATAGCCACTTAAAGCAAAGTAAGTATATTATTTTCTGCAAAAATCCAGATGGACATAAGGATTTGATAAAAATTTCATCCTTCGCCTCGACAGATGGCTTCTATTATGAGTCAAGAATTGATTTTACAAATCTAAAGAGATTATGGACAAAAAACCTTCTACTTTGTGTCCCTTTTTATGATTCTTTTCTACATCTTAATACACTTGAAGGAAGAAACCATGTTCCAAATTTTTCTTTTACAAAACCAGTCTTTTTATTGGAAGACAATTCCCTTCCATTTGACTACTTGATTAAAAATAAGGTTTTAAACTTTTGCGAAAAAAATGGATTCGAGACTTTGAACGCACAAAGTATTTATTATTATTCTCCTGATGACTATAAGGCATATGTGACCTTCCGCACTATTAGTTCAAGGGGGTTTTCTAAAAAGGCAACGTGCGAATCGCCCAATATAAATCACCTGTGTTCTGACACATTCAATTTTTTAATAACGATATGAAAAAAAAGAAGCAATATAAATATAACACCAAACACCCAATTGGAACTTGTTGTGATTGTGGGAAAGAAATGATTTTTAACGTTCCTCGTCTTGGTGCAAATGGAGGATTTGTCCATAAGGAAACTGGTGAATTCATGTGTCAAAAAGAGAAAATAATTTAATAATATGAAATATCAAATTATAAAAAAGGGTAATGGACAATATTTTGTCCAACGCGTTGGGGCCATGGGATTAACTTGTATGGCACATGACAACTACCTTAATACCTACGACGAAGCACTAGCAGAACTTAAAAATATTAAAAATAGAGACCTAAAACTAATAAAGAATAACAAAGAAACTATCGTTTACGAAGAATACTATTAATATATGAGATATTATACTTTTAATCCCATTTGGAAAGATAATTCTAAAAAATCTAAATCTGATTTTTATTTTATCGGAGATAATTCAATTTGTGGCACCAAATTTAAGTCTATACAAGACGGGCTAATAGCGGCTAAACTAGACGGAACTTGTTTAAGAGAAGAAAATTGGGAAATTTTGGAGTGCGGATGGATTCTTAAAACAAGAATTATGTTAGAATCGCTATATAATAAGGGATACTTATCGGATAAGATTGATAAAGATGATATTTCTTTAATTTATAATTTTAAATAATATGGACCAAATACATAATACAACACCAGTAACACCCACCATTCCTCCAGAGGAAAAAATCAGCACTTTTGACATTAAGGACACAAATAATCTTATTATCAGCATTATTAACGCGCCAGTTGGCAAAGTGGCAGTAAAATCGTCGTTTTACACGATTAACGCCGAAAATGCCCCAGGAACGTCTATTCCCCTTGGCCACTCACTATTCACTGGATCGATTGAGGAAATCATTAAGAACCTAGCCACAGCGTCTTTACAGGTGCTTTTAAAGGGTGCAGAAAAGAACCCAGAGCAGAAAAAGCAGATTATTACAAGGAATTGAGATTACTGAAACTTTTAACCTAAATATAAAGCATGGGGTTTTCAAATAATATCAACGAAAGAATTTTTAACAAAAGTAAGAAGCCTACTATTACCCATTTGTCAAAGTAAAATAACTTTTTATCAAGAAAAAAGAAGCAAACTTAATGTATGGTATATCTCTACTGGAGGAGGATTTGGTTCAGAGGTAGGAAAAGCGAAGGTTATTAGAATTTACGAATATTTATACAAAAATATAGATTTCGCATTACAAAGAAAACAAGAAAAATTTAAAGATATAATAAAGGGATAATATGGACGAAAATTTACTAAGATATAATAAAAATGTTCGATACACAATGGTCGACGTGGAGACCTACAATTTGAACTTATCATTTAAATTTAATAGGCCATGGAGTATAGCGATTATGAATGTCGTTGGCGACAAAATAGTTGAAGAAAAGGATATAAGAATTGATTGGTCAAAAGTTGCTCCGAACCTTAAAATTGGAGAAGACGCCGCTCGAATCACTCATTTTAATCCAGTTGAACATAAAAAAGTCGCGCTTCAACCAGAGGAAGCATTTGGAATGTTTTGGAACGATTTGAAAGATTGTGAATTTATTCTCGCTCAGAACATTTTAAGGTTTGACATTTACCTAATAAAAGGTTATGCTGAGTATATGGGGGTGGATTGGAAATGGATTACCGAAAAGATTATTGACACTAAAGCCATCGCACAAGGGATTAAGATGGGTGTGCCCTATACTCCCCTACAAGGAGATTTTATCGAGTACCAGTACAGATGGGTTAACCACTTCAAAAAAGGTATTAAAACTAGTTTGGGAGTGCTGGCAAAGGAGTATGGTGTTGAGGTGGATGAAAGTAAACAGCATAATGCAAATTATGATTTGGTCCTCACTAAGGCGGTCTGGGATAAACAAAAATTTCAAATAGAAATATGAGTAATTATACATTTTATTCTTTTTTTCTAGTATCTAAACCTACTCTTACACCTTGGAATTTTCCTTGGTTTGATGATATGAAAAAAAATTATGGGACACAGGAAGATTTAGAGAGATTTTTATCACATAAAGATATTAATATAGTAGGTATAAAAAAAATAAGGAAATAATATGACACTACAAAATTTTACAGACCAATTTGAATCTCTTAAAATACCCATTTTAGGTGTTCGCCTTCCTGTGTTTAAGGTAGAGGATAAATATAAGAAAGAATTAAATTTAGATTTATCTACCTCTAACAAAGACTTTTTGAGAGAATTATGTAAGATTGGATTTAAAACTCTGAATTTAGACAAAAAATCCGAATTATATCAAGAATATGGGGAAAGAATTAAGTATGAATTAGGACTCTTTGATGAGTTGGGATTCGTAGATTATGTGCTTATTATTTGGGATATTATTAATTTCGCTAAAGAGAAAAATATTCCTACTGGTATTGGGCGTGGTAGTGCTGCTGGAAGTTTAGTTTTGTATTTAATCGGGGTGACTAAAATTGATCCATTAAAATACGGACTTTATTTTGAGAGGTTTATTTCAAAGATTCGCGCTAAAAAATCAATTGTTGATGGTATTACTTATCTCGATGGTTCTCTTATGTGTGACGTTGATCTTGATATATGCTACTATCGTCGTAAAGAACTATTAAAATACATTAACGATAAATATCAAGGTAAAACCGCTAAAATTCTCACTTTCAACACACTATCTACTAAATTAGTTATCAAAGAAGTGGGCAAGATATTCGGAATGATTCCAGAGGAAGACATGACCCAAGTTACGGGGATGATTCCTAAAATACACGGGCAGATTGAAGATTTAGATAAGGCTTACGAAAAAGTAGATGAATTTAAGAAGTGGTGCGACGAAAATAAAGAAGTTTATTCAATCGCTATTAAACTAAAAGATTTAATTAAAAATAAAAGTGTTCATGCGTCTGGAGTTATGATTTCTTATTATAACCTAGATGAAAACTGTCCCGTAGAATTTTCTTCCGATAAAGATATAGTGACTTCATATGACATGAATCAAGTATCATTGTTTTCTCTAAAAGTTGATGTATTGGGATTACGCGGTGTATCTGTTATAGATGATGTATGTAAAATGTTAAAAATTAAAGTAGAAGACATTGATGTCAGCGATGCTTCTATTTATACCAATCTACAAAATTTACAAAATCCACACGGATTATTTCAAATTGAAGCAGACTTGGGATTTAAGACAACCCAAAAAGTTAAACCGCATAATTTTAATGAATTAAGTGCGATTCTGGCGTTGGCAAGACCTGGCGCTAGTCAGTTTATTGATAGATATGCTGAATTTACAAATGGCGGAGCATTTCAATCTATTCATCCATTTTTTGATAATATTTTAAAAGAAACTGGTGGTCTATGTTTATACCAAGAAGAGGCGATGCAAATGGCAAATAAAGTAGGTTTTACTCTTGATGAGGCAGAACAAATTAGAAGATGTATTACTGGTGACACGTTGTTTATTTCAAAAACTAGGGGATATATTTCGATAAATTCATTATTGAAAGACGGATATAAAGATGATGTTTTTTTAACTATGGATGAAATTGGAAATCAGTCGTGGCAAAAAATATCTAATATTTGGTCAAATGGGACAAAACAAACCAGATTTGTAGAAGCTGATAACGGTATGGAAGTTCGTGCGTCATTATATCATCAATTTTTAACCGATTCGGGTTGGAAAGCAAGAATGAGATTACGAAAAAATGATTATTTTCTTTCTCCACAAAAGGTAGACTATGATGGAATTGATTTTATAAATTCAGATTTAGCTATAGTTATTGGGGGATTGGTTACAGAAGGGTATTTTTCTGGTTACAATGCTACTACTTTTACAGCATTTGACAAGGAAATGATGGATATATTCTGCGTGTCTTTTAAAAATTATTTTGGTCTATTCCCAACATATCGTCAATGCGGAAATGTTGTTGCGCTCAAGAAAAAACAAACAGTTGAAATAAATAAAATTTTACCATATGGTCTTTCTGCCTCAAAGTGTTTGCCAGAAAAAATGATGGGTATGACCAAAGAAACCACTAGAAAATTTTTATCTTTTATTCTAGCTTGCGAGGGAGGAATTTCTCAATCTAATACGGAAGAGGCAAGATGGTTTGAATTTTCTTCTAAAAACAAGAAGTTTTGTTCTCAAGTTCAATTGCTTTTAACAAGATTTGGGATTTATTCAAAACTAAGAGGAAAATGGAATAAAAAATACAAATCTTTTTATTATCATCTTTTAATAAAAGAATATAGTGAACTAGTAAAACTAAATAAAGAACTGACTGTTTTATGGCCGTCTATAAAAAAACAACAACTAGATAACCTATTAGTTAAAGAAAGGGTTGTTAATTTTTCTTTCGATCTAATTCCCCAAACGATCATTAAAAAAGTTGTAGATCAATATCCCTTTGCAACATCTAATAAAGAAAATGGTTTTCTAGCATCTGGAAGGGTTTATAATAAACCTCTCAATAGAAATTCTTTTCAGAAACTTTGTGAGGGAACAAAAAATAAATTTTGGATAGATTATTCTAATAATACTAATTTTTATTATAATAAATTCTCGAATCAAAAAAGAGATACAAGAGAAATCGAAGTATTTGATTTTACGATGGAAAACGAAAATGCCCCATTTATTATTGCAAATGGAATAGTTATACACAATTGCATTGGGAAGAAGAAGGTTGAGGAAATTAAATTGTGGGAAGCTAAAATTAATAAAAAAATTATAGAAAATAATCTTGATCCTAAAATTGGCGAAGTCTTTTGGAAAATATTGAATGACTCTTCAGGATACCAATTCAACAAATCGCATTCATTTTCGTACGCCGCGCTCTCGGCAATTTCCGTCTTCCTCAAGTTCCGTTATCCACAAGAATTTTATCTTTCATTATTAAAAATGACGAAGCATGAACAAGACCCCATCGGTGAAATCTCAAAAATTCACAAAGAAATGATTCATTTCGGAATTAAACTTTTACCCCCTAGTCTTTCTCTTTCTGAAATGGATTTCTCGATTGAAAATAATAATATTAGATTCGGACTTTCCTCAATTAAGGGAATCAGCGACAAAACAATGGAAAAATTAAATAATTTCCAACGAAAACACGCTAATAAATTTCAAATGTTTCAATGCTCGAAAGAGTCTGGTTTAAACATTGGACAACTTACATCTTTGGTTCATGCGGGGGCACTTGAAGAGTTTGGTAAAAACCGCGTATTATTGAGCTATGAGGGACAATTGTGGAACACCCTCACAGAAAAGGAGAAGAAACTTGCCATGAACTATGGGGAAAAATTTGAGTTTAAACTTCCAGTATTAGTTAATGCAATGGTTAAAGAATTAAAAGATGAGAAAAGTTGCCCTTTAATCAAACTCTCTCGTTTTGAGACAATTAAAACCAAGATGAGTAAATACAAGCAAATTTACGAGCAAAATAAGGAATGCGCTGATTTTGTTAATTGGGCGCTGGAAACCAAATTAATCGGCTACTCTTTTAGTAATTCCTTAATAAATATTTTCAAACCTTTTTGTAGTTCCTTGCAACAAATTAGTGAGGTTTCAACCGAATTAGATAAAACTCACGTTTGTTTTGTTGGAAAAATCGAGGAGTCGCCAGTTTTAGGTAAGTCTAAAAAGGGGAGCCAATATGCTAAGTTCATTATTGGAGATGAAACAAAAACCATTAAAGTTATGATATTTAGTGATAAAATGGAACAGTGTAAGAGTATCAATGGTGTATTGCCAATGGCAAATGACGTTGTAATATGCAAGGGGACTAAAATTAGTGATGATACCATATTCGCTGACTCTATTTCTTGCCAGCAGAACAAAGCATATTTAAAATTCAGTGAGTGGAAAGAGGATAGTCAACAACACCTACCCTAAAGGGTTCGTGGTTTCCACAACGAATCAGATTATGAATGAGACCTTCAAACTATTCCTGCTTGAATTAGCGAAATTGTAGATCCAATAGGTGCAATAACTCCTGACAAATCCTGAGACTGTGTTAACCTATTTTGTGTCCCATAATTATTAGTCAGACATATTCCACTATTTACTAGTGCGTCCGTAGCAATTGAATCATAAGTTTGAGCCGCGTAGACCACATCATAAGTTTGATCTACAATCGGATTATTTTTTCCATTTGCAAGCGGTTGTCCCTGCGATGCACTAAACAATACTTGCGATTGATTAAACGTCACAGGATCGTTCGGTAATGTGGCTTCCAAAGTTTCGCCATCATTATTAAATTCGAGATCGGAAACCGCCGCCCAATTCAACTTGTTATAGTCGTAAGGTGGAAAATTATTTAATTTATTATAGATTTCTACTCCACTAATAATACCCACATTTGTTCTCTGTATCATTACGCTTGGAGCAGACATAATTGGATTAGGATATTCCCCAGATATTCCAGTAATCCACGGCAATCTATTCAAAACATCTGAACAAAAACTTGGCGCAAAAGTATTTATTTCATTATCTGGATAAGTCGTATGATCTTCTAAAATGACCCCAGCAGAATAAACCGCCGCATCAGCTTGTCGCAAGTACCCCATTTCTCCCGAAATCACGCATTCCCCCGACGGAATAATAATTTTTTGTGTTTGATATGGAATACTATCGTATTGCACAGAAATATCAGTAAATTGGAAGGATATACGACTTCCCTCTCTCCAGCCAGACACTGTTACTTTCGTATTATGTTTGGCTGCATATGTTTTCCAATAATTCTCAACGGTGGCCGTTGTAGGGTATATAAAATTACCATTAGTATCTATTTTTGCTAAGCCAGTAAAATCAAGACCTGGAACTGGATATAATTTCCCAGATTGAGAGTATGTCGTTATATTTAAAGTATTATTCGCCAAATCTTCAAACTTAGAAATTCCTATACCATATTGTTGCTCCTGCCCATTATTTAAAAACGAAAATGGACTTGTCCACGATTCTTCTCCATAATGAATATCAGTGTCATATTTTGAAGCTCCAATTATTTTCCTTGGACGCATGGTTAAAATGGTATTATTTAAACTTGTTCCACTGGTGCCACTGGTTTTTAAATACTGAAAACCAAATTGACTATTAGGACTAACTCCAGAAAGATTTAATGTAACAGTTTGTCCCTTTCCAACAACCGCAAATATTGTGAAATTTAAATTTCTTCCATAAGATGTGTCTGGAATAATACCTGAATTTAATCCCATCCTATTATAATATTGTGCATTTGCATCACAGTAACCTCCGACACCACTTACGTCTGTAATTCTATTTCCATTACAAAATAAATCTGCATTGGTGGAATATAGCATATTTCCACCTAATACTCCTAATTCCATATCTCTATCGAATGGCCCTATCTCTAAACCAGTTGGCTCATACCATCCACTTGTAGTAAAAGTTTTTAATGGCATTAAAGTGGCTAAATCAACGCTACCGAAATCTCCAGACATAGTTAAGCCAAAAGAAGATGAATGACCCATGATACTATATGGATATGTTTGGGTCGTTCCAAATGGTTGGAACTGATATTTATTTAAAACAAAAGGACTAAAAGATAATGCTCTGGTAAAAATTTTCATTTCATTTTGCGTTGAACTTAATAAAACTAATTTACTATCATTAGCTGGCCATCTAGTAGGATTACTACACGGTATATTTCCACCAACCCAATTTTGGTTTCCCAACATCCCATATGCTTGATAGCTAAAATTATTCCAAAGATCTCCAATTATTTCTTTCGAGTGATAACCGCCTTCCTCTAATATATTTAAACCACCACTTCTTCCACCCATATATTCCAAGAAAATAGGATCGACCCCCTCTGGCAAATAACCAGTAGTTCCACTAATACTTTGAGTATAACTTCCGAACGCGGAAGAACAATTAACGTCATAATTACTCTGACAATTTATTGGACCCGCGTTGTTATTTCCACTAATCATTACTTTAAACGCTTCTTTTATTGCATCATTTATATAGCCCGTCCCAGAAGATAAGTCAAAATATGGGGGGGTATAAAGCAAATATCCACTAATTTGTAATGGTTCAAAATAATGATATAAACCATTTAGAATAGGAGATTCGTCATAAATAATTTTTAAATCATTATTACCAGTTCCAGTAAACCATTGATGAGATAACGCACCATTACCCGTAAATCTTATTCCTTGTCCTTGATCAATATATTCAGTAGAATTACTTGAATAGTTTGATAATATAAAGGGATTATTTTGATCTGTAGCAAATAAACTATTTTTTCCAGATGGAGTAGAAAAAACAGGTGCATCAGGATAGGAAGGTTGTGAGTTTGATTGCTCAAATTCTTTAATAAGTTTTCCTTTGTCGTCTTGATAAAAATTCCTATTAATAAATGGACTCCAATTATTGTCCACCATATTGTCTAATGGTGAGTGATATTGAAAACTAGTACCCATTGCAAAATTATTAAAATCATATTTTCTGGAATAATAAGTATTATTCGGCACAAAAATCTGATTCATAACTGGCGATGGATTTCTTAAATCTGTTGTTAAATCTCCATTGGGTCTAATTACGCCAACATAATTTGGCGAAGTTGAAATTATACCATTATTTGATATAATAAACTTTGCGTATATTTCTCTAACCGTCTCTTCCCTAATATTAAGTGTAAAATTTATTCTAATTGGGAAACCATTAACTTTACTATCATAAGTGTTGGAAACTTGTTGTGCATTTGGATATAAAAACTTTTGCCCTATTGTTTCAAAAGCGCCAGATGCAAATCTTGGTAAATAATTTTCTACTGTTTGAGAATCATTAATATGAGACAAGGAGGACTCCCATTCTAATATATTAGGTAATGGAGTAAACGTCTGTGTTTGATTTTCGTCTATTTGTAAACTGTTAGGTAAATCAGAGTTTAAAAGATTGTAATAAGGAATTAAATTTCCACTATTGTCTTGTGCATAAATCTTTTTTACTAAATATTCTTCTCCAGCGTCAGAACGATAGCCTTTAACAAAATTAATTGAATTAACTGGGCTTCCTAACGTTGCATTTTCAAATGGAATATTAGCATTTACGATGTTTGAGTAAATACCACTATTGTCGACATATACTCCACTATACAAAAACCCAGCATTCGACTCCGAGACCGTTACAGTATGAAATTTATTATTAAAATTATTGCCCATGCCAAAAAACTGTTGTGCAATTTCGTCATTTACCAACCCAGAAGAAGGGATTGATTTTACGAATTTAATTAAAGAATAGCCAGATTTTCCTATTGGAACGTGAGTCGCCGATGCTCCAGAAAAAAGATTTAAAGGACTTATCTGGTATTGTCTATCAGAGTCTTTGTCTGAACCATTATAGGATGTTCCTATGGATGGATACATACAAATAGATGCAGATTTCTTAAAGGTCTGGCTATCAAAGTCTTGAAAAAAAGCTAGATTAGGCAATGCATTTTGTCCAGTAAGTTGAGGATAACCCAAGTATTGAGTATTAGGATCTCCAACAGTAGTAAAAGCGTCTTCGTCTAAATCAGAAATATATGAATATGGTAAAATATTCAAAGCTCTTTTTAAAATATTATTAACATTACTAACGGGATTAGTTTTAATATATGCAAAATTATTTTGCCACACGTCTTTATTCAACTCTAAAGAAGCAAATTTAAAACCAGTATTGTTAACCATCATACAATTTATACAATGATTGTGTTCGTCTCTTTCGCACGCTATTATCGGAGCATTCCCACCAATATGCATGGTTCCACTATAGGAATTAGAACAGTCATAAGATTCTGGTACATGAGTATATTCTTGATTTAAATCATATCTTCCATTCGCATCAATAAAGACATTAGACAATGATATAGGCAAATAACCACTATCGCTACCTGTTATAAATGAATATAACATTTTACTATTACTACCATATTCAGTGGGGCTTAAAACATTTTTGTCAAATTGTAAATAAGCTTCTTTAACCGCAGCATTAAAGTCTCCAGATGTATATGGTCCATCATTAAATACCCGATAAAATGATATACCACTTACTGGCCCGATGTAAGAATTTTTTTCGATACATGGTTCTTGTAAATAATATGAAAATGAAATTTGTCCAGTAGAAGTCAATATTGTAACTGGAATAGATACACAATCTATTACGTCCGTTGAGTCTGTTTTGTAGGATAAATTACCTGATATATAATAATAAGCATTTTCTATATCCTTCATAATTTGAAGATTTGGCTTTGCAAATATATCTTCAGTATTCATCCAATTATAATTTACAACATTAATAGGAGAACTTTTCTGAGACGAAGACAGAGATTGAATTGTCTCGTAATAGCCTTCAGTTAAAAAAGACTGAATAATCTGACTCGTCATCGGTGTATTTACATGGCTATTTCCATTTATTGTCGAAACACTAAATAATTGATTTTGAGTAACGTAATAGCAAATATTTTGTAAAAGTGTCCCCATTAAATCTGTGACGTCAGATATGTTCATATCACTATAAACATAATAAGCGAAAATTAGTGCATTGGCGGATAACGCTAAAATTTGTTTATTTACAACTGTCTCAGAAGGATAAGCAATATCAAAAATATCATAAATTTTTTTTTCTATAATAGCATATGGACTTCCGATCCCAAATCCCCCTATCGAATTAACATTAGCGTTTTTAATTTGTTGATATAAAGACTTAGATGTTGACTCTGCTTGCCCAAAAGCGACCGTAAACGCCAAACAGATTTTCTCTTGCGAAGACGATAATCCTATAGATGAGGCTCTACTTTGTGCAGAAACCATAGAAAACCCAAACAAATTGGAGGTTGAAGAAATCATTTATAAAATATTATTTATTATAGTGTTTTAAACTGCGCTTTCCATTAAATTTATTAAACTATAAAAGGAGGTTGTTGCCCCTTCTAGCCACGATGAAGTGCCGAGATGAACTGTGGGAACAGTATAAGAACAATGATCTGATCCTCCGTCTTTACAACTCGATATTCCAATTGGTTTTTTGCCATTTTTTCTACTCATTACGGAGTGAGGTGTATTCAAAGGCGACCTAAAAGTTATAGTCTTGTCCACTTCTGAAACCTCATCACTTAATGATGGATTTAATCCATTCGCCATAGCCACCAATCTAACATTTTTATTATTTCCTCCATTACCAAACATATTTTGAGATTTTCCTCCAGGAAAAAACCCTTGAGCATATCTAATGCTGACACAAGGATCGAAGCAGTTCCCCTTTGCTAAATTAGCTTGCGAACAAGAGTAGTTTTCCCAATCATGTGTGGCTGCATATGACGATAAAGCCGAATAATAATCACACATGGCATTTGTTGTATCACAATTTACCATAAGGTTTCCATAGGGTCTCGACGTTCCCTCTCCATTTGTCGTTCCAAAACGAACATTTCTTATCGTTATATCTGCGCCAAATCCAGCATTTTTTCTCAAAGTTAGCAAATTCATTGCCCTTTGAATAGAGGTTGGACTATCCATTGTTTTTGGATATAATCCATAAATTGCTGGAGCATCATACATCTCAGTATATTTGGATTCCCATCCCATTGAATAAAATCCTTGAGAAATACCATTACCATTTCTATCTCTATTATGTCTTCTGGTCATCCATTGATAAGCATATGGTCCATACATAGGGCGACGTTCCAAATAAGTATTACTAGGCTGTCCTAACCAAGAATATTGAATTGCGGAATTTCCCATTCTAATTCCTGGGTTCATATAGTTCAAATTTTGAACATTTTTCTTTTTCATAGGATCACAATACAAGTAAAACCTATCAAATGCCTCTATATAAAATATCATATTATGACCAAATCCATAAGGAGTATACCCACAGTTCACACCTGCTAAGACAGACGGAGTTATAAGTTGTTTTTTAATTAAAGCAATTTGTGTATTGTAGCCTCCAGCATCATTTGACGAAGGTGAACCGTTGCCAACTAATTGAATATCATTTGTCGAATAGTCTGATTTATATCCAAATCTTTTAATTGCCCCTAAATTATTATACCATTGCCATTGCCCAATACCAAAAGAACTATAACTACCATTATTCCAGGGCGTCCATCCGTTGTCGTTGTTAATCGGTGGATATAACGCACCAAAAGTATTTAATTGTTGCCACGGAACACCAATATAAGTTTGTTGGTATGATGCCACAGCTTTTTGGTTTAAACTCCAATGTAAAATTTTATTTCCATTTAAAGTGGGAATAATTTGAACTCCCGCTTGTCCATTAGCCATTTCATAATTAGAACAAATCGGCAAATGACTATATCCATAAAGTAGATCGCCCTCTTTTTGAGATAGTGTTTTAGATATTGTAACAAGAGTCCCATAGTCTAAAAATTTTCCCCAAACTTCATACAAGCCCCTTGTATCGTTCAAATATGATGGCACATAACTTCTTAACGAACCAATGTATCCAATCGGACCAATAGGAGCAATTGATGATACGTCTCCATAACCAGCGTTAGGAGGAGGAATTTGTTGCATTACCTGACTTTCTACAAGAGCGTAAGGGTCTCGTTGATAACCATTATATGCTGGAGCGGCTACCGAAGAAAAAACTACTTGCCCTGTTTTTCCAAGATAGTCGTTGACCTGAAACCGAATGCCTAAGTTCGCTGGAACGTTAATACCATTTTTTAGCGATACATCAAATTTTACCCAATTTTCAATATACAATTGAGATGGTTCGCTAATTCTGATACCGAATCTTCCAGATGCCAAACAATAATAACTATATTTGTCGTCTACCCCACCTATTGCCCCTTTAATAAAGGTGTATGCCTCTGAACTACCCAATAGACCTTGTGGGAAGCTGTCTAAAGGATGACATATTGTACAATTTTTAGTATCACCCTCTATACATCCCCATGATCCAGTCTCCGAACTTGGCGATGCTACCGAGAAATCTCCATGTAATAAAAATTGACCTGTTTGAGACGTGGGAACCCTATACCATTTATATCCCATCGGATACAGACTTTTACCTTTAGAATCTAATAATTTTAATTTTTGTGCCCAATAAAAGATTTCCATATAACGTGCTGATAATTTATCATCTGGAATTGTATGATAATCTACCGCGTATGTTCTTAGTGTCGGAGCCTGCCCTATTTTGCAATAAACTTCATCTAATGGTTGTTGGACAAATATTGGAGTAAAACAAGAGAATCCCGCGTCTAATTTTCCAATACCATTATATCCTAACGCTAACCATCCATTAGGTGAGTAACTTCTATTATTTTCATCTAAAATAGTTCCAGATTCAACTGGTACATAAGTTGGGTTTGGTAAATCTTTGTTGATAGATATGTCATTAAAAAACCCTGGATAAAACGAAGAGTTATTTATTGAAGATAAACTATTTAATACGGTCGTTAATCCAGTAATATTAGCTCCGTTACTATATGCACCTTGGAAATATCTTCTTTCAATATCTGGAACGGATGATTTTAAGCCAAACGACGAAACAGAACGCCCCCACCCAGTATGAGTTAGGTAGTCTGACGCCTTATCAAAAGAGAACATTATTTTATTTAACGGAAATAGATCAATTGGATTACCATGAACAGTATTATTTAAATATCGAGTTAACAATCTCGCGTCTCTTCCTGTCGCCATTTCGGTATAAAAATTTTCATTTACTCCTCCTTGACCATTAGAAACATAAAAGGAATATTGGTTTTCAATAGACGACCATAGAGAAATATCTTGTCCAGTTAGTATTTTGTTTAGTTTGTGTTGAAAGTCGGAATACAAATCGTTTGTTAATAGAATATCGTTTGTCCAATTTGTCGCAACTAACACCCCACTATTTGTTTGGACTAGATTTGGTTGATATTTGAATACTCCCGAAATATCGTTTCCAAACAACTCATTATAAGGAGTAATTAAACTATTATATAGGTAAGGAAATCGATCGTAGTTACCACTTAGAATTTGATATTCTGACATTCCAGTAATAAAACAATTATTACTCCAAATAAAATATGCCTTATTTAAAGCGTAAATATCTGAAAACGCCGATTCTTGTTTAGCTATCGCCAACAAAGTGTCATATTCAGCAGAACTTCCGCCACTATACGAATCAACATCTTCTGGTTCTGTTAAACCCATATCTAATGGTTCATATGGATTTAGACTTGACTGAATCTCGCTGGAATTTTTTACGCCATTCCAATCATAGTCAAGATTTAAGCTCGCGCAATTATTTAGAAATCTTATTCCATAGAACCCAAATTTATTAGTTGCCGCATAAAATGGAACGTCAAAATGTTGAGACGGACAAGCATAAATACTTGCGCCAAATGTCCAAGGTAAATAGTCAACCGTTGCTGGACACTGCCTATTCACCCAATAATTATCTTCGATTGCTAAAGTAGAATCAAATAATGATGTTCCTTCTTGACTGCCCATGATATGAACCACTCCAACAGAAGTAGAAAAACCATCGGAAAAGGGAAATGATTCACTATTTTCTTTAAAATTAAAGTGCCAAAGATTAAAAGGATCAGCTCCGATAAAACTTGCTTGACTTCCAACCGCACCATATTCAGCGTCAGGAACAACCAATAACTGTATTCCATTGGTTCCTATCCCCATATTTGTTTGTGTTTCCAAAAGAGAGGCCATGCACAAAGTATTGTTGAGCTTATTTTGTTGGCTGTCTGCGTTGTATGATGCCACTGGTTTACCATTGACGTAATTTAAATAATTTTGCGGAGGAGTCCCTGAAGAAAAAATAGAATATCTACTAGCAAGACGTATCTCATAATTATCTAAACTTGTTGGAACGCTATTTGAATTTAATACATTAGATGCCCCTAATTGTGTCGTAGTTCCTTTGATTGGATGGAATTGAACTTCCTCAAAAAAGGTGGATACAGCATCTTCAGGACACGCTGCCTTACTTGTAGCCAACAACGAAAAAGAACCAGCAACCAAATCGTTTGCGGTGAGATTAGCTTCTTTAGAAACAATGGAATTTATTCCGTAGAGCTCATTGTATTCTGTCAACGAAACGGAATTGCAATACCCCTCTGACAAAGCCCCGATTCCATCTTGGTTATACTGATTTATGGAAATTTCTTCTCCAAACGGAGGGGTAAAATAACCTGGAGAATAAGGAGCATTATAAAAAGAAAATCCGTTATAATATGTTGTAGAATCCCTTCCAAACCCATGACAGACGCCCATCAACTCTGCTCCATCCTCAAAATAAAGTTTTCCAGTTACGTTAGAAGAAAAACTTGGATTTAGAGAACTTTGGATTTTTCTAGCGGCAGCAATAAGAGAATTTGTGCCGTCCCCAGAATCTCCAATTAATTTTGCGTCATAGGGCGCGGAAAAGTTTGTGGTGGGATATTTTGGACTTGAAAAATCAAAAAGAGATGGACTTCCACCCTCCACGGAGACTCCATACCACCCCGAAAAAACGTTTCCCACGATAATATTATTTGGTTGTCCAGAAAAAGTCACACTTATACCTTATATTAGGTAAATTACACTAATAAATAATCTAATATTAGGAGTATTCCCATCTGAAGTTACCAGATGATTTATTTTGTCTAAAGTAATCAATTCCACTAAAGAAGAAGCTCAAAATATGCTTGAATCTGTGATGCAGGGGATTTTTAATAATCCCAATATTGGAACAAATATTCTTGACAAAACTCTAAAAACCAAGTAATATATTATTATGTCAATTCAATTCTATAAGCCCAACAAAAGCAATAAAGGTTTCGCTGCATCTTTTCAAGACTCTCATCAAAATGACTGTGTTTTCGTACAGATCATCAAACAATCTGGGTGGGATGACACCAAACACATTGGTTCTTTTGCTACTTCGCGCACCGATATTACAGCTAATACTACGATTAAAATTAACGACCTTGAAGCAGCGGCACTCCTTGATGTGATTGAAAGAAATCGTCCCTTCACGACCTTCCATGACTCCGATTCTCCAAAAAGCGTCAGTTTTGTGCCATGGATTTCTAAAACACCACCAGAAGAAGGGCAAAAACCCGAACAACGTGGGTTTTCTTTTTCTATTACAATTGGCAGCAAAACGGATTCTGCCTATAAAAATGCCTTTTACATAGGTTTTTCGTATGCCGAAGCACGTTTAATTCGCGAATTCTTAATCAACACTCTCCATTCCCATTTTAATATTGCCCGTCAAGAGGCCCAAAACAGCGCAATGACTAAAAAAGCTTTAAATGTCAAACCTATTGTCCCCCAAGAAACGGAAGACAAAGAAATATTTTAATATATGAAAAAATCCCAAAAAATTATCAATAAAATGGCCATTGTCGATGCGAAATTCGTTGTATCTGCCACTGACTTATCTGAGTCATTAAAACGAGTAGGAGTCTCATCAGACAATGCAAATAAATCTTTAAATCATGTTTTATCCTCGGTAAACCATCCACAAAAAACGAATCATAGAGAATTAAAGTTTAGATTTTGGGACGGAGAAAAGTTTATTTATATTAGTTTGGAAAGCCTTTTGGAAGAAATGGGACAGCAATTAGAAGGAAATTGTTTCCCTTTTGAATTAATCCCCCAACAATTTACTGGTCTTAAAGACAAGAATGGGAAAGAGATTTATGAAGGAGATATTTTGGAATCTGGCTACAGAGAACCAAAAAAAATTTGTAATAGGGTAGTTTTTGATCACGGATCGTTTTACTTTTCTGGAAATACTCTTTCCCAATATGTTATTATTGAAAAGATAATGCGCGTGCCAGCAGTAGAAATTATTGGTAATATCTTTGAAAACCCAGAGTTGTTGAACAATATAAACTAAATATGCCAAATAGGGTGATTAAATTTAGAATTTGGGATAGAATTGATAAGGTCTTCTTGTCTTGGGAAGAATTATTCTATTCCCTTCCAATAGGTTATGTGGATAATAAAAATTATGTTATTCAACAATTTACTGGATTAAATGACAAAAATGGAAAAGATATTTATGAGGGTGATTTGATGAAAAATCCACATTTTTCGGAGGTGTGTCAAATAAAATATAATGAGTTTAATGCGGCGTTTGAAGTATGGACTAATAATTATCAATTATGTTCTATGGATGGTTGGAAAAATAAAGAAATTATTGGAAATATCTTTGAAAACCCAGAGTTGTTAAAATGAACCATAAAGTATTATACATCTCACAATTCACAGAGAATTGTCTGCTTTGTTGTAGTTTTTGTAATTTTTCCAAAAGAAATAATACTTACGAATATTTTTTAGATAAAATTAAGAAAATTTATCATAATATACTAGAAAATGAACCAAAACAATAAAAAGAAAGTCCTTATAGTTACTGATAATATTGTCTCCAAAACTGGGTTTGGACGCGCAGCAAAACTATATATTGAATATTTGTACAAACTAAATAAATATGATCTTGTCCATCTCGCCATTGGTACAACTAATGCCGCCCCATCAGAGATGATGAGATTCCCCTGGCGAACGATCCCTAGTGTTAACATTTCTCAGTTAGAAAATATTAAACGTCAGAATGATCCCAAAAACCACGAGGGTATTGATCGCATGGCGGGATATGGTGCATTTGTGTTAGATGATGTTGTTAAAACAGAGAAACCACAGGTGGTTCTATTAGTTCAAGACGTATGGTCTTTTGATGTCCACATTAATAAAAAATGGTTTCAGACACTAAATCCAGTTCTATGGGTTACTCTTGATTCACTGCCTATTTTACCTAAAGCAGTAGAAATTGCTCCTAAAGTTAAGAATTATTGGAGTTGGGCGGATTTTGCGACAAAAGCAATGCACAAACTTGGATATGCTCAGGTTCGTACGGTTCGTGGGCCAGTTGATACAAAATCTTTCTCAAGATTAAACAATGAAAAGAAAAAGCAGTTGAGGTTTGAAAATAATATTCCTGAAAATACTTTTATTATCGGTGACGTATTTCGCAATCAGTTACGGAAAAGCGTTCCTAATATGTTAGAGGGCTTTGCTATGTTTAAAAAAGAATGTCCAAATGCTAAATTGTTATTTCACACATCTTGGGCCGAAGGTTGGGATATTCCTAGGTTTATGAAGCAGTTTAATGTTGAAGAGCAAGACGTTCTTACCACTTATATTTGTAAAAACTGCAAAAAGTATCAAATTAAACCTTTTACTGGACACGATTTGGATTGTCCACATTGCAAAGCGCAAAAATCTCAAGTTACCACCAATCCAGCAATTGGGGTAAGTGAAAAACAATTAAATGAAATTTATAATCTAATGGATGTATTTTTGCACGCAATAACTTCGGGGGGACAAGAGATCCCAGTGCAAGAAGCCAAGTTGACAGAACTGATTACGTTAGTGACTAATTATAGTTGTGGTGAAGATAGTTGTCAACCAGAAGCCCATTCCTTTGCTTTGGACTGGAAATCTTATTATGAGCCAGGGACACAATTCATAAAAAGTTCTACTTATCCATCCAGTATTTATAAACAATTAATGAAAGTTTATACGATGTCTCCAAAAGATAGACTGCAAATGGGTTTTTATGCTAGAAAATGGGTGATTGATAATTTTTCAGTAGATGTTATTGGAAAAATTCTGGAAAACCATATAGATAATAGTCCCATAATAGATGAATCAGTTTTCGACTTTAAAGATGAACAAAAAGATCCCACCTACAATATCCCAGATATTCACGATAATGTAAAATGGCTTCTAGATATGTATCAAAATATCCTTAAAATGAAGGATGTGGACGAGAACAATGATGGAGTAAAACACTGGATTTCTCAGTTATCCAATGGTGTGCCCAGAAAAGATATTGAAAACTTTTTTAGAAAAACCGCGTGGGAAGAAAACCAGAAGGCTGGAGTTGGACAGGTCTCTTTTGAAAGTCTATTGAATAAGGACGACAAAAAAAGAGTGATTGTTGTGTTGCCCGAATCCACAGGTGACGTGTTATTGGTCACATCTCTTTTCAAGTCTATTAGAGAACGCTATCCAAAACCAGAATGGGCATTTTATTTTTCTTGCAAACGTCAATTTAAAGATATTATAGATGGTAATCCATATATAGATAAGTGGATTGAATATAATCCAATGATGGACAATTTGCTGTGGCTGGAGGGGAGTAGCTCCCATAATGGATATTTCAATATTGCCTATTTGCCATATATTAAAACACAAAGAATGTTGGGCTATCTTCATTCTGGACAAGATAAAATTGATTTTGAATTACAAAAATAATTATGAGATTACTTGATACTTATGCGGTGGATTGCGGCGCGACTATTGATAAACCCCTTATTTTAGAGGCTTATTTTCCATTACCTTTCGAGAAATATATTATATTTCAATCAGACACTCCATATGATAGCAGGAACTATGCATATTGGCAGGACGTAATAGATTTTATTCACCCAGTATTAGAAAAACTGAACATTAAAATTATACAAACTGGACTTCAAAAAGAGCGTGCATATAAAAAAGTAGTTGACTTGCGCGGCCAAACTTCATTGCCACAGTTGGCTTATATAATGAAGCGTTCTCTATTATCTTTATCTCCAGATTCTTTTAATACCCATTTAGCATCTATTTATGACATTCCTATTGTCTCTCTTTACAGTATTAGTATGCCAGAAGTTGCTGGACCCCACTTTGGAAGTAAAGAAAAACAAATTTTGTTTAAGGCATATGAAAATGTTGGAAATAAAAAACCATCATATTCTTCACAGGAGAGCCCTAAATCTATAAATACTGTCCACACAGAAGATATTGCCAATGCAGTATTTAAACTTTTGAATATCGATTTTACTGTTCCATTTAAAACGTTATTTATTGGCAACAAATATTGTAATGGCATGGTCAGACAACTTATTCCTAATACTATAGGAATGATAAGTGACCCCCAAGCTCCAGTTGAGATTAGAATGGATATAGTGTTTGATGAAAAGATTTTGACACATCATTTGTCTTATTTAACTAAAGCACTTATTATTACCGACAAACCAATCTCGATTGATTTACTTAAACATTTTAAAAAGAATATTCAGGTTGTCGCCTATAAGATTACCAATAACGACGACCCCAAATTTGTAGAAAATCTAATAGGTGCATCTATTCCACTTGTTTTAATTAGCGAACTGTCACAAGAGGAACTTGTGACAAAAAAACTTAATTATTATGAATATGGGAATATTTCTGAGATGGACATACCTAACGAAAAGATGGTGGAGGAACTTAAAAAAGAATCTAATCTTTATTATAGGTCGTCTTTACTGATCGCGAACAAAAAGAATATTTTTTCCAGCCATGCAGCGATTGAAAAGGGAGTTCCATTGACAACAGATGGGCAATATCAGGAGGTAATTGATAGTCCAAAATTCTGGAAAGACATGGAGTTCTATATAATTTTTAAAAGCTTGACAAAAGAATAAAGTTGGTTTATAATTCTTTTATGAGTGAAATTATCGCAGAACAATCCATCCCCAATCAATTAAAGAAAATTGAAAGAGATGAAAACGGGCTTATTAAAGGGGTAAATTATGTCTTTGACGAATTTGGATTCGTAAACTGGAGGGATATGATCCCTAAACAATATTTGGTCGCCAATAAAACCCTATTTAATAAGAATGGAAAGAAGGTTCCTGACGATATTACATCTTTAGACGATAAAGAGTTGCTCATTTTACTTGGGGGAATTCGACAATTAGCAGCATGGAGAGGTTTCACCGAAGTAAATTATCAAGTTACTAGCCCATCAATAGATCAAGTAATTACAGTGTGTTCTGTTAAGTTTTTACCTAATTATGAAACCGAAGGGAAAGAAATAATTTACTCTGCCGTGGCTGATGCAAATTTATCTAACACAAATGGGTTTGGTAAATATTATTTGTCAGCAATAAGTGAAAACAGATCGTTCGTTCGCGCGGTGCGAGGTTTTTTGCGTATTCTTATAGTGGGTGCCGATGAAGTCAATATTGCCGTGCCAGATGGTCAATCTAATAGCAATACTAAAATGGTTACAACCGCTCTATTAGAAGTAATGAATAGTAATAACATTACTTTTGAAATCATTAAGGATAAATTAATTAAAGAAAAGTTTGTTGATGATTCTGGAAAATCCGCAGAAAATTATACCTGTATTAATGACATTGACACGGCCAAACAGTTTGAGTTAATAAGCAGGATCAAATCAAAGGCCAAGAAAAGTGAATAATCGTAAAAAATATTCAATTATTGACCAATCGGAACAATCGTGGGTGAAAAGTTTATTGTACCACTGCTGCGAGACTTCGGAATAATATAGTCCGAAGGTGATACTACCACCAAAGGTAGGCATGAGTTTTGCCCAACTCTCATTTTCTGATTTTGATTTGTATCCTCAAACTCGATTGTTGGTATTACTAAAGTATTCGTGTTGGAATAGATATAACCCCCGTTGGCGTCGTAAACCCTTCCATATCCTTGCCATTGCCCCAAGAAAATTTGTATTAGTCCTGCTATTTTATCCATATTATTGGTATTGTTTTCCAAAGCAAAAGCTTCATACTGGTATTTGTTTAATTGCGGAGAGTAATAGGTTGTTCCATTTGAATTATTTGCTAATTGTATAGTTTTTAGTTTTAAATCACTTTGATGGTTTCCATTTTGTATATACGGTAAATCGCTTCCTGCGGTATGCCAATTGTTGTAATAAATCTGTCCAGACATACTTGTAAATTGAGATTTAAAAATAGAAGACTGTTGTGTGTTTGTAATGTTCCAAGGATTATCTAATTTTCTTAAAAAAATAGTTTCACCCATATAATAAGGTTGATTAATTCTAGGTATGGAATTTACTGAATAATTTGAACACGG